TCCCAGTAGGCATATTCCCATCATGGAAAAAATGTACTCTGTCTGTTGCCATACCCGATATCCATGACCACCAATACCTGCCTGAAACCGTATCTTTCCTTATACCAACAACCATGTCCGGTTGAAAGCCACATGATATAGATTTAGCTACACCAGTTCCAGACCATGTAACGATTTTACCGTATGCGAATGGTAGCCATGCTGCACCTGCTTGAAAATCATATAAGTAAGAATCAGACGTCCTAAATAAAGTATTTATAGGGGCAAGTGTGTTGGTATTTATATTAGACGAACTGTATGATGCGTTTGCTGGGAGGGCAATATTGCCTCTGCCGCCCTCGAACGTGCCACCAACACCATAGACAGAGACGCCACCAACACCATAGCCACTGCGTAATCCAGAAGAATAGTAAACATCACTTAGTGAAGCAAAATAACCCCCATAATAATGAGCATCAAGCTGCCCAGATGCGGGGTTCTGTGCAAACATAGTAGCCTTATCGTTGCTGTCATAATACCCGATAGTTGCTAACTCAATAGCATCGCTGAGGTACCATGTTGCTTCCCTGGAGCCTGCGGATAACACTATTCTTGCACCAGACTCCGCCGTCCGTATCGTTGACCCCGTGATCGTGCCGCCAGCTATTATATCATCAGCAATTAAATCTCCACGTATAGCTAATGTAGTCCCATTCCAATATACATAATTATCAGTTCCTGGAGCAGATAAAGTACCTCCACCGAAATAAAACTGACCAGTATTGGTTATTACTGATTTCCAACCTCCATTATAATATCCTAAATAATCACTACCTAAATATAGCCCTGCGGATGCTGGCGTACCTATTGTTGATGCTGGCAATATTTTAGTTAGAACATTACCAGAAGAATCTAATCCAGTATTTGCTCTTGCAGCACCGCCTTGTACGGTAGACGCGGTGGTGCCATTAACTCTTGCAGTATCATAAGATGTATTTGAACCAGTAACATCAGCGCCAGCTTGAGCCGGTTTCAAGCTGTCAACCGTTCCTCCTACCGTATAAGCAATATTATCTGCCGTCTTATTTGTAACCTGAGTTGTAGCTAAATCAACACTTGATAATGTTGCTAAAGCTCCCTGACCAGCAATTGCTGCCGCAGTTCTTGTTTCTGTAACATTCGCACCAACCTCTATTCCTGTTAATTTAGTACCTTCACCTGAATTAATTCCAGATAAAGATGTTGGCTTATCAGATATATTTGCATATCCAGACCCACCAGTTATTGTCATTGACCCTTTAATCTCAAGAGATGAGCCATTCCATTTAAAATAATTATTAATGTCACCTAATTCAAACTTAACCTTATCTACATCACTATAATCAAACCCATAAATGAATCCAGCAGTATTGTCAGCAAAGTCAGTTTTACCACCTCTAACCACACAATCACCAGCACCAGTCCTTACCAAGGTTATTATCTTTGCATCTATACTTCCAGATGTTAATTTACCAACAGATAAATTAGTTATATGTGCATCTTGTACTGCAAGTAATTGTATATAAGCAGACCCTATTACTTCATTGGCTATGGCGTTCCAAGCTAAATCGTGTGTTCCACTTATATTTGTAGCTATAATAAACTGACCATCAGTAAGTGTTGGGTTTGTGTTTGAATAAGAATATGTTGCACCGCCAGTCCAGTAAATATATTTAAGATTGGTATTGTCACCGGATATATTATATTGCACACCATTGTAGAATAATTGATGGGAATTCCACGACACATACCCAGCAGATGGAGAATTATTTGTCCATGAATCGCTCTCTAAAACGGGTATCTTTGTAAATAGCTTAGAAGCTGTAACGGCAAAATTGTTTATATCTGTTGATTGGATATTAAGCCCTTGTGATGTTCCTTGCACTGTCAAACTCTGATTACCTTCGCCAAATGTATCTACAGCTTTAATATAATAATTATATTCAACACCTTCACTTCCATAATGTCCGTAACTTGGATGTGCTACAAAGGCAACTTTAACAGTATCAACATAAACATTGTAACCAATTAGGTCTATATCAGTTACTGCTGTCCATGATAGGTAGACGAATTCCGTGAAATTAGAAGCGTTAAGCCCTGCGGGGGCAGATGGTGCAGAGTTTGAACCAGATGTATTTTGTGCACTTTCCTGATTAAGTAAGTCTATAGCCTTAATCGTAAAATACAGTAATCTGATTGGGGTTCCGCTATTATCTACTTTATTACTTTCATATGTATAATTATAATTCGGGTCTTGTGTACTCTCGTTTCTCAATAGAACCGTTCTATTGCTATCAGAATAAACAAATACCATATATTCTTTTAAGTCATTGTCATATAGCGGTGTCCAACTAAGCCTACAATCCTTGCCAGTAAAATCAACAGTAATAGCACCTAAACTTGGTGCTGTATTACTAGTGGCCTGTGAACCAGCCGTAGCTGAATAATTGCCTGATGTATCTCGTGCCTTTATGTAAAATGTATACGATGTTTGAGCAGGATTTTGTAAGGTGAACTTATCTCCAAGTCCTTGATAAATAAGGTTGGAATCAACAGTTCCCCAATTAGTATTATTAAGTCGTATCTCATAAAAACTTATATCTTTATCGGCTATTGGTGTCCATGTAAGAACCACCGTATTCCCAAATGTAGCCCCTGAAAATGACACATTAGATGGTACGGTTATCTTACCTTGGATCGTTATATCAGCCTTACTTGCATCTACTATAGACTGTGCTATTCCATATAAGCTAACCGATACAACAGCTACCTTGTAAGTCAATTTACTCAAGTTCTCTATAATAAAATTACTTTTAGATTCACCTTTATATTCCCAAAATGCACCCGCACTATCAGATAGATATATTTTAGCCCTGTCATATTCGGAAGCGTTTTGTGTTGAGTTAGTAATCGGAATTGCGTTGCCAGTTAGAGGGATTGTAGTTAAAACTATGGTCCCATAAGATGCTGTAATCTGCCCTTGATACTTCTCTTGTCCTATGGTTGTCCCAACATAAACATTGGCAGATGTCGCATCTATGGTAAGAGATGGGATTTGTATAGTTATTGTACTTGTAGAACCAGTGGTTACGATTGATGTATAACTTGAGGCCAATGTCTCGCCTCCAGCGCCTACCCATGAATATTTACAATAATATGTCCCTGCTGCTATTGAACCTCCAGTAGTAGCTGTTGTTACTATCGGTAGAATAGATGGATTGCTTATAATTGTTGGTGGATTCCACGAGATTAAAATAGTGTTAATCTTAGTACCATCACCAGGGTCTACGGTTAGTTCTTTTACGGATAAATCAGTAACGGAATTAGGTATTTGTAAGGGATTTTTTAGACTTGAATAGTTTATTGTTTCTACGGCATCCCCCGTATCTGAATATATCGAAGCATTGTCTTCTATCGCAGTTATCTGTCTTTCCTGAATGCTGTCTCTGTTTATAGATAGAATCCTGTATGGCTTTGTAACGCTGCCTGACTCCCCAAAGGTATATATACCATCAACCGGAGGAACAGAAGTGAAATTTGATGTCATTACGAGCGAATACGGGGGTGTGCTATTGGTATTATGAACTGTTCTTTCTTCTATCGTATCATCAGTTAACATTACCCTGACCTTATAAGTCTTCTGGGTATCTATGCTTATAGGGGTATCTATAGTAATTGAATTTATAGTTGATGCCTTAATGCGGCCGGAGGCAAGTCCGTATGCGAGAACATCATGTGAGAAATCTATTACATCTCCGGCCTCGCAAGCTATAGCATCAAGTCCAGCCTTAAATTGTATGCTTTCTTTTATATACTTAGCTTGATTAAGAAAGAATCTACCCATCCTGACAGCCTGAGAGCGTCTCGTAATGCCTATTAAATTAAACGTCTGCGCACGCTCCATTCCACCAAGTGGCACATCGTAAATCATCACTTCGCTTAGTCGAGCATTTGTATCATTTCTGTCAGGATAAGTTATCTTGGCCACATTAAATCTATCTGTAGCAGAAGTGTAGTTTATTGAAAGGGAATTCTCTATAATATTCCCCATAGTAAATAACTGGACGGGATTTTCAGCTTTGTTTATCTTTATCTTAAACTGATTCTCTGCCCATACAGCAAATCCCCTAAACGTAGACAAAATTCTTTCTATAACATTCCTGGCGTCATCCTGAGAATCTATAACTATGTCTAATTGAAATCTCTTTTCAGTTCCTTCTGAACCATCATCTACTTTAGTATCGCAATATTTAGCTAATAGCCTTAGATCTATATCGTTCAGAGTAGATTGAAAATATGACTTAAGTCCGTAGTGATCATTATTTATTAAGATACAAATAATCCTGTATCTGTACATATAGTATCTATGGCATAGCCATTCCATTCGCCATCTAACACATAATTTGTTCCATTCCAATAAGTTAAATAATATGGTACTGTCACACTACTTATTGTCAATTTAGGAACATCAATCAATTTACCATTAATATTAAACAATATATTAGGTATAGTGCCAGATGATTGTTCATTAGCTTGTAGCGTTAAATATGCTATTGCAGTATTTGGATAATTTTGAGGTTCCGATACGTATTCCTGAAGTCCGATCCACCAGACATCTCCTATAGTAATTATGCCATCAGGGTCTACGGATGTTTTTACTATTTTAACTTCATACCGACCTTCAGCAATATTATCTAATTTTATGGATTGCTTGAATGGATTATTGTTTTTGATCCTTATTATTTTGTCCTTTGGAATCCATGTAGAATCTCCAACTTTACGATAACTGACGGTTAAATCAACTTGCCATGCAGCGAATTTACCGTCAGTTATTTGATAAATCCCAGATGGAAACGATAAGACTAACATTATCGCATTTACATCAAGATTCTGCGTGGTAACTATTAATGGAGATAAATCATTGTATAACGCTTTATATGCAACACTATTTTGAGTTACTATAGCATCAAATATGGGATTAGCAACTTGTTGATTAGATCCTAAAATATAATCGAATTGATAATGATCTCGTCCATAATTACTTAATGAATTATTGTCAAGTTTTATTGAACCCTCATCTATGGACTGTATCTCGCCCTCACTTAATGCAATAGCCAAATACTGAATGTCTTTATGTCCAGCAACATTTTCTGTATCTTGCATATTTTCATGTGCAGAATATATCGTTTTATAATGTTGCTTACCCCGTGTTTGAGTATGATTAGCGATTACTGTTTTGATATCGTATTGTTTATTATATAAATTGCCAGAAGGATCAATAATAGTAATAACATATCTTTTATCTAACTTCATGCCAGAGCCATACTGACTATGAAGTAGAATCCATGTAGATGCACCAGTTATTCTATAAAATATATTATACTTAACTCGATGTACTGTTTTTTTACCACTGGGGAGTTCACCCGTAATAGTATGTTCATGGAATTCTATTCTAACCCCACGTGATAAATTATCTGTTCTTATAATATTTTCATAATCACCCCACGGTTCTTCTATTTTAGTTGGCGTTATTACTTCCCACTTTGTAGCATAGATATTAACTGTATCTGTCCAAGCATTAACGATATTACCACCAACCGTTACCTGTCCGTAACATAACGGAACTGGTAAAGACACATCAGCGACAGTCTGTGGGCCATCCCATGAATAAGTAGGTGAACCTGCGAGGGCTGAATCACCGATAGCTCCAAAAGCCTTCTTAAAGGCTTTCATGGCTTGTCTTTGCTGGTATTTAGATTCCTGATAGCCTGCGCCTACGGCAGCTGCAATAGCAATTAGTTTTATGCCAGCCCATTGACCCCCAGGTATAAACATTGCTGCAATAGCAAGTACCGTAGACGTCCAGCCCCATGCACTCTTTTTAGCCATACTTCAGAATTCCCTTATATCTTCGAGCTAAATACTTATTAGTATATTTTGAAATCACGACGCCGGTTGTGTCCAAATAATGAAATATCTCATTGTTCCCAATATATAATCCTACGTGGTCTATGCCCTGACCGTGAAAGTCATATAAAAGTATATCATTTAATTCAGGTTCTTTGTTGCTGATTGTCCATTCAGTAAGGAACCGGCAATCACCCATGTCGGGGAATGGGATATACTTGATGTTGCAGACAAACCTTAGAAGGCTTATGCAGTCAAAATCTTTCCTACCTATCAAGTTATAGATAATATCTGCCTCCAATACCGACACCTGGGAATGCCCCCCAACGTACTCTATTGTTGTGGCTCTCACATCCATTAGAACTAGATAAAGTTAAATCACACGTAGTTAAACTACCTCCGCCCGATACAGTCTTGGACCACAATCTTTTCAATGCATCTTTTCCTTCGTATTTACACAACGCTATCCAAGGTTCGTGGACACCCCATTCTGTGCTATGCCTTAATTCTAAACGTGATTTAGATAATAGCGTTGTATTACCCTGTT